TTACTTGATGGAATTGGCCCAGAAAGTTGGCAGCCGACTCCGATTGGCTTCCAGTGCCGGCTTCATGAATGGTCGCTTGGGATAATGGCGAGGCTTGTTGTCACTGCGTCGCTCGTTCTCTTCGGCAATCAAGCGTGTCGCTCGATTGGCTTGTGCTCCGGTTCGCAGTTCAATCCTCGCAAACTTGGTCTTGCTTCCGTGTTGTATGGCGCGGATTGGACCGTGCTCGCCAACCTTGAATCGATGAGGCTTGAGCTTGCGACGTTTGGTTGCCACACCACCGAATTCATGCAAATTCCAAATGCTTCCCGCGATCTCATTCACAGGGCCGATCGCGACAACGGTTCGGTTGTTGGTGACGTCGTAGCGAATCACTCGCTTGAGCATGCCTGTCTGTGTATTCGGTGGGCTTCCAGGCTTCGATGCCTTCTTGCGTTTCCGAATGCTCCGCTTGGCTGTCTTTCGAACTGCGCCGCCCGCTTCGCTCAATGAAGTGAAGGTCGCTGTCTCCGCCTTCTTCTTTAGCTTCTGCTTATCGAATTGAGTTCGGACCGTGATCTTGATCATCGCGCCAATTCAAAGGTTAAGGTCAACAAGCTTGTATACTGACGAAGTTGTTCCCAATGTTCGCTGGAGTACAGCACTGCGTGCTCTGCCTTCACACATCGAGCCGCTTGAAACGAGGCAAGTCGCTTGAGGCGGAACTCGTCAGCGATCTTCTCCACCAGATCCACCAGCGGATCGATCTCATCATTGGTTCCCTTAGAAAACTTCTTCTGTACGGCAACATCAACGCGACAGTGGTACTTGTTGTGGGCCCGGTCATGAGGCAATAGCTCGACGTCACGAGGTACAACGCTCACACGGAGTTCCTTCATGTCTTCAAGGTCGAAATTTGGGACGTACATCCGTTCGGCGATGAACTCGAAGTCGAACTCAGCGGCGTTAAGTTGGGCGGTAACGCTATCGGCAACTTGTAAAACGGTCGTCATGACGTATGGGATTCGATCTGCTTAGTGTGGATGCGGAGTTTCAAACGGAATGGGTCGCTGTAGCGCCAGGGTGGATCGCCACCAAGGGCCATCACTTCAAAGATAAAGGTGTTGTTGCCATCGATTTCGACGATCGTGTCACCGCGGCGAGGTAGCGTTCCGATGATCGAATCCAGCAATGCATACGTATCGATCAGAAAATCACGCACTTGGCTGCGAGTGACAATGCCCTCGCCATCGTCTTGGTCGTACGTGAGCTACTCGAGGGCGAACTTGGTGTCTGGACCGGTTAGCAAATTTCCGTTGGCGGACGAGAAGAAGGCGGTGTTCTTGTGCAACGATCTGGATTGCTACTTTTGACCTATGCGATTTAAATTGTCTCGAGCGAGGCGGGCATTAGCCTGGACTCTTTCGATTTCTGACGTCGGAATCCGGCTGCCATCTAATAGTAGTCGACATGCCTTTAACGATTCGCGGCATCGTCCAACATAGAAAGCGGCTATTGCGTATTCGTCGATTGCCCGCCAGCGATAGACGTTTTGGTCGATAAAAAGCACATCAGATGGGTATGCAATCAGTATCGCTTTGGAGGCTGTGGAATAAGCTTCTTGCCATCGAGAGTGCTTGCGAAAATAGCCGGCTAGTATCGTCAGTGGCTCCGCCCGAGTTGGCCGAAACTGATTGGCTTTCTCGTATGCCTCGATGATCGACTTCTGAGACGACTCGTTATGCTCATGACAAACGGCTATTTGGTAAAGGGCGTACCAAGTTTCTTCGTCCCAGCCACCCAAGGCAATTCGGTGCTCATAAGCCTCAATGGCCGCGAGCCATTCGCTGGCATCTCGCAAACTCTGTCCAAGATAAAACCAATAGCGAGCATTTTTCGGTTCTCGTTTTAGAGCCTCATTCAGAACTTCGGCATCGCGGCGAAACTTATTTGCATCGAGCGAACGAGCTCCACCTCCTACACGCATGTATCGAAGTCCAGCAATGTGACCCGAATTGTAGGGCTTGCTGCATTCTAGATACTCGTGGAGCACGCCTACGTAACGCCACGGCAATGATGCCCGAATGAGGTGAAGTCGACGGTATAGATGTCCTGCATCATGGACCGTGAGGGTATAAGCATCCCTATCGAGCAATGGAAACGCGAACTTCGACTCAACCGCGAGAATATCATCTGCATCGATTATGAGTAGATAGTCGGAAAAGGGTGAAGCGACAGCTATCGACTCACTTCGATTGAGCGCGAAATTTATCCACGGCCTCTCGTACAGCGAGCCTGGAAAATCCTTCATCAATTCTCGAATCTGAGTCTGAGTACCATCGGTCGAGCCAGTATCGATAATAGTCCAGTGATCGATCCACGGCCGAACGGAGCGCAAACATCGTTCTACTACATGTACCTCGTTCTTGACGATCATGCACAAGCCTACGGTGGGACGATGTTCCGATTTCAGTTCTCGCACGGTTTGAACCTTCACTGCGACTCACAAACTTCGAAAAAAATAACTTTGTCTATTGACTTCTCGTCAATGAAGCAAAGAGCGTCAGTGAATCTGCTGTTTGCGAGAAAGGTACGATTGAATGCAATGCTCTGAAGTTCTTGCGTCCCTTCGACCTCTAGCCATGTGTGTTTTTCCAAAAGTCGTTGACAGCTATTCTCGGATATTCTCATCCACCCTTGGATCACCATTCGATTTTGCGAGTCCAAAGACATTGTGTACTTTGAGTCTTCAATGTCGATATCCTCTAAATTCCTAAAGTAAACGCGAACGGACTGTGAGTTATCACTTTCGAAGTCCAGCCCGTCGACAAACGATCGCAAGCATAAGAAATAAACAGCGGCTACAAGAACGTAGGACGCAATCGAAACACCCAACCAAAAAATGATTTTTTGCCACCCTGTTGATACTTTGACACGCAGTTCACCTTCTCGTCGATGTGAGTACGAAAAGCTTCCGAAAAACGACGTAGTCAACCAACTTCCAATTACAAACGCAGGTAAGACAAAAATCCAAGTTAATCGGAACCCGTCAATCGGTCTCAAAAAGATTACTGTCGTCATCCAACCGTAGGGGAAAGCCCTATCGTTCGCGTGAATTGTTGCCCATTGCCAACTATCCACAATAAGGATGCAATAGTAAGAAATGATCGAATTCAGAATTGCAACGCTTAACACCCTTCGTTCGTATCGTTTCGACAACGCAACTGCAACTGCCGATCCAACCAGAACTGGAAAAACAAATGTCACAAAAATGGGTAACATGTTCGTATAATCCTAGGGATTGGGGATCCAGTAGCCATTTGTAGTGTTTTGTGGTGTAAACTTACCGTCGTCTTCATTCTCGGATACAAACTCAGAAAACATAGGAGCACTCACACCAAGTATATTTGCGAGTTCCAAAGCTTTTGACGTTGACATGCTTCGCCACAGATTGACAAACCTTCCCTGTAAAACAGAGGTTACTTGCGAGCCGTTAAGCCAGACTCGATGGGACGGAAACTCGCTTCCTCGAAGGCCCACCGTGCCGACGATACCACTTGGCGTCGAGGAAGCCCTTAAACTAATCAAGTGCCAAATGTTCTTCGACTGTCGTTCAGCAACTGTTTGGAAGCCAATTTCTAGATTCGGATTCGGCTTTCCAAATCCCATCCAGATAATAGAGATTGTGCCGTCGTTATTATTGACAATCCTTGGACCTGTTAAATTTATAGATCCAAGGAACATTAACGGGACTTCTGCCCCGCCATCAATCTTAGTGCTAAGGACCTTCGGATTGACGATTTGTCCGTTACGTCCGCCAAAGGAAAGATTAACGCGAGTGTACAGTCGATAGCTTTCCCCATTAGGATCAGGGCTAGATGTGTAAAGATTCGGGGTTTGCGGGTTTTCGCGAAATGCTGTAGCCGTTGCCATCGCAAATGGGATCAAACGTAGCGTCGCGTTGTTTGCAGCCTGAGGATTGTTTCCACTAGGAAATGAACCTGTATCAAGGGTCGATCCGTTGATGAATGATTTTGTGGTTACCGACATAACTGCGAGATCAAAAAGATCCCCTCCTAAGTCATCATCTATCAGCGTCAGCCGAATGTTTGAAAAATCGGAAAGTGCTTTTGATCCTAGTAGCGGTATCGAAACATTGAACCTCGTAACACCAGGAGCTAGAGTCAGTGGAAGAATCGGAAAGAAACCACTCGGCAGCGTTACGGAAAGCTTGTGGTAATCAAGCTCACCATAGTCCCGAAAGCTTCCCCGAATTGAAGCCTGAAGTACGGTGTAACCGTCTGAGCCAATCGTTAAGTCCAAATCAGGGAAGTCTTCGAAAATTGGAGCGAAATTATAAATCGCTATGCTAGAGTATCCAGACGCTTCATACGACGTACCTTGATGTACCGTCGCACTTATGGCGATAGGATCGACAGATGTTAAGTTGCCCCACGCTCCGCTTGGTCCGTCGTCATTTACCGGACCAAACAACACATTAAACTCCCATCGTCTACCCGACCCGCTAATGGCAATTCTCTCGCCACTGTCATTAAAATCAGAATCAAAATTCAAGTCCGCCTTTACCTCGCCTGAACCACCTGCTTCGGTTGGGGAACACACAACTCCCTTCACTCGAAATCGTTCCGATTCGTCGAGTAATCCCTTGTGAAGGTAAGATAAACCATCGGGAGAAGAAGAGTCTAAACCGATAATACGATCAATCACTTCAATACTTTGGATCAAAACTCCAGATGGACCTGTGAATCCTGTACATGCAGGTCCCGTAGGAGTTGTTGGACCGGTTGGTCCTGTAGGCGTTGTAGGTCCGGTGGGACCTGTCGGCGTGGTTGGACCAGTGGGGCCTGTTGGAGTAGTCGGGCCAGTGGGACCAGTCGGTGTCGTTGGACCGGTAGGACCCGTCGGGGTTGATGGTCCGGTTGCTCCAATCGCCATTATTGCTGGCCCGGTGGGACCAACTATCGCCCGGAAGCCATCGACTTCATAGAGGTACATCTCGTTTGGCACTAAATCGTCATCATCTTCAACTTCGACCGTGAGTACTTCGTTCGGCACTTCTGCGTTTTCGGGTGCGAGAACCGCATTTTAATAATCCTGCAATAACAGCAAGTCGATCGGAGTAAGCTCAGAGTCTCCGTTGACATCCGGATACCCAGGAAAGTCAATCATCTCGGTCCGGTTATCGCCACCACATGGGTACTGAGCCAAGCCAATCGCGACCAAGCTAACATCGAGCTCCGAAAAGACTCCGTCGAAATTGGTGTCTACGGGAAATGCCTCGTTGTGGTACGACAAGCCCCAGTCTATGTTGAATGCATATCGCTTTTCCAAACAGTCAAGTCGCAAGACCCTTTTGCCACGGTTGTGCTTGCGAGTGTTCGCTTGTGTTTGAGCAAACTTTCGAGAACTTTTGAGTTTCGCATCGGAAATTGGGTTTGATTTATTTACTGAAGGGTTTGGGGCGGACGAATTCAATTAAGAATTGTACGGGCTCCAAATTGGGTTTGCAAGAAAATCGATGGCTAGTCACAAAAAAGGTTGAATAACGAGGATGTCTCGAACGCTATCGCTTCAATTCACCATCCGGCGCGACTTTTTCAAACCCGCCGGTACCAAGCAATCGGTAGCGAGCGATCTCCTTGAAGTCACTCACAGTTCCGATGCTGCACAAATCAAACGCTGCGATCGGCGTCGATTCGTAGGCAGACAAAAGCGTCTTGTTCATGACGTTTTCGAGGATGCCTGGGAGCGACAATGTTGAAAAACCAGCTCGAATCGTCGCAGTACCATCGCCAAAGACTCGCGGAACATCAAAACCTTCCATTCGCGCGCATTCCGCGACAAGTTCTCGCAAGCCAATGTGCCGAAGCGGATCAGCAGAGTTGAGCGTTCGCTCGCCATACGCCTTAAGCAACTTGGTTTCGTCGAGGCCAACCGAAAGACAGCAAGCTGCCTCGAGAACTTCGCGACGGTACATCGGTTGGCTTGCCTGTTGATCAGGGGCCTTAGGTCGTTCGATTCGTAGCACTGCCAACTCCGTTTTGGTAACGCTCCAGCCTTCTTCAATGGCGCGAGCTTCGATCTCTGGATGCTTGCCGGCGCAGACCTTGCGGATGCCGGAAATTCGTTTGGATTCAGCGGCGGCTTCAATACGTATCTTGGAAACTACTCCACTGGTTGTCGTCCGCTTGGGCTTAGCAGACAGTTCGAGACTTGCATTCACTGGATCGAGTTCCGAATCGTCGGTCTCGGAGGTGGTGTCATCCGGCTCATCGTTGTCGAGATCTTCGTCGCCTTCGCTTTGACCAGCGGCGATACGAGCCTCGGTATCATCGTCGGCACCAAGGGCGACGGTCAGAAAAAGGTGTCAGCGGTCAGCGGTCAGAAAAAGGTGTCAGGAACCGTTTATTGACATTTGGGAATAGCTTTGGTATTTTTCATGGATCATGGGACGACCAAAGAGAGCGGCAGATGGTGGGTTGATTTATCACGTGCTCAATCGAGCTAACGCGAGACTTCCCATTTTTGAAAAGGATGCTGATTACGAAGCATTCGAGCGAATTCTGGAGTTGGCAATCCAGCGGACCGGTACGCGATTGCTGTCTTACTGCTTGATGGTGAAGTAATCACAATGCCCTCCTTGGCAGATTTGTGTTCAAGTGGTTTTAGTTGGTTTTCACGGTGGGAGTAGTCAGTTCAGCCGGAGTTTTTTGCAAGCCCTGTCGGTTATGATCGACTAGCTTGCCAAGTCGGTTGAGTTCTTCTTCGTTAGCCCAAAAAGTCCAACAGGTGGATTCTTGCGTGGCATGGACCCAGCCACGTCGACGCCAGGTGTTCAACGTTTCTTTACGCAGCCCCGGTTCATGCGCTAGTTCTCGAAGCCCCCATTGAGTCGACTTGTGGGTACCGACTTCGACTCGCGATTCGTCGCGGAACTTCTTGCATAGTGACGATACGATCGCTGGCGTGAATATGCTGCAGTTTGTCGAATGATACCCTTCACGATTAAGTTCCTCGGAAACTTCGGCATGCGTCTTAGCTTCACGCTTTCGACGTTCGATCAACTTGCGAATCTCCGA